AATTATAACCCACTTGATACTATCGCGGCAAATGCAATTGGTAATCAGCAACGTGGCGAGCGCTACATTGATTTTGATCAAATGGAATACATGCCAGAGATTGCTTCATCGCTTGACATTTATGCTGATGAAATGACAACATTTTCTGCCCTTCGTCCAATGTTAAACATTAAGTGCTCTAATGAAGAAATAAAAGCTGTCCTTGAAACTTTATATCACAATGTTCTAAATCTTGAATATAATCTGTTTGGCTGGTGTCGCACATTATGTAAATATGGCGACTTTATGTTGTATCTTGATATTGATGAGAATATAGGCATTCAATCAACAATCGCGCTACCACTTCAAGAGGTTGAGCGTTTAGAAGGACTTGACGCTACTAACCCTAATTATGTACAATATCAATGGAACTCAGCTGGCATGACTTTTGAAAACTGGCAAGTTGCACACTTCCGCGTTCTTGGTAACGACAAATACTCACCATATGGTACATCTGTATTAGAACCTGCTCGTAGAATCTGGCGACAGCTGACTCTAGCAGAAGACGCGATGATGGCCTATCGTGTTGTTCGTTCTTCTGAACGTCGAGTATTCAAGATTGATGTCGGTGCAATTCCACCGCAAGACGTCGAGCAGTATATGCAAAAGATTGTAACTCAACTTAAAAGACATTCAATTGTTAATAAAGACACAGGACGCGTAGACTTAAGATATAATCCGCTTTCAATAGAAGAGGACTATTATATCCCTGTGCGCCAAGGCTCTGCTACGGACATCGTTAATTTGGCTGGTGGCTCAAATACTACAGAGATTGACGACATTAAGTACTTACGTGATAAGCTTTTTTCAGCATTGAAAATACCACAGTCTTATCTGTCGATGGGTGAAGGTGCCACAGAGGATAAGACGACCTTGGCTCAAAAAGATATTCGCTTTGCACGCACTGTTCAGAGATTACAAAGAACGATTATACATGAACTTGAGAAGATTGGAATTATTCATCTTTATACACTTGGTTTCCGTGGTGATGATCTCATTAATTTTAAATTGGCACTGAACAATCCTTCAAAAATTGCAGAACTTCAAGAGCTTGAGCACTGGAAGAACAAGTTCGACATTGCTGGCGCAGCGACTGAGGGCTATTTCTCACGCCGTTGGGTTTCAGAACATATATTCAACTTATCGCATGAAGACTTTATACGCTGTCAACGTGAAATGTATTATGATCGTAAGCAGGATGCAGCTCTTCAAGCTGTTGCTGAGTCTCAAGCCGGCGCCGCTGGCGGCGGCCTCGGCGGTGGACTCGGCGGTGGACTTGGCGGCGGACTTGGCGGTGATGCAGCAGGTGGTGGATTAGATTTGGGTGGTGACACTGCAGCGCCCGCCGGGGATACACCGCCGACTGATGCGGCTGGCGCAGCACCGGGTGGCGAACAACCTGCAGGTGGCGCAGAGAATCAATCATCATTGTTAGCGGCACCTCCAGGTACTAGAGACGCGCCACGTCTTACTCCTGGATCAAGAGGAAAAGTGTATTACCCACAACGTACCGATTCAAGACCTCAAGGCGCACGTAGCCGTCATTTATCTAGTATTGGAACACCAGAAATGAATACTGTTAGGACTAATAACTTGGGCTATACAGGACTACAATCATTGGGTCGTGGGATCACTGAAAGTGTTTATGATGAAAAAGAACCTATTTACTCATTGAGAGAGCAGAATGAAGAGACTCAGATGTTAGAGATTAATAAATCTATAACTAATCTTCTGGAAGATCTTGAGCAGAAACAAGAAAGGATAACGGAGCAAGAAGATGAAGGCTAAACACAACAAAAAGCGCAACACTGCGTTTGTTTACGAGGCTTTAATTAAAGAAGCTACATACGCTATTTTAAAAAATGATGAACAAAGGAGTTACAAAGTTGTTGGTGTAATCAAAAAGCATTTTACTGCCGATTCTTTTCTTAAGAAAGATTTGGAATGTTATCGTTCTCTTTACGAAAACCAAGGTATTGATAAAGAAACAAGTGAAAAAATATTAAAAGAGTCGGCATTGGCCAAGCGCATGATTGACCCTGATGGTTTATTTGGTGAACAAACCGCAATGATTAACGACGTTAATAAAACTCTTAGTCCATCAGTATTTAATAATTTTGTGCCAAACTATAAAACATTAGCAACAATAAGCAAGATGTTTAATACAAACTCTCCAAAAGAAAAAGTTATTTTAGAAAATAGAATTGTTGAAAATATGTCAAACGTACTACAAGAATCAGAAAATACAAAAGATGTTGACGATGTTGTCTATTCAACTTTCGTCAAAAAGTTTAATGAAAAATACAGCGATGTTTTATTGAGTGAACAAAAAGAACTTTTAACACGATATATTTCATCATTTACAGATAATTCACTTGAGCTTAAGGTTTTTTTAAACGAAGAAATTTCACGCCTTAAATCAATGCTAAAGGAATCTGATGAAAACGATCGAGAGATTATAGAGAAAACAAGCCAAGTAATTGGATTATTAGAAAGCTATTCTGTTGAAACAGATGCACAAAAAGTAATCATGACAGTACTTAAAACACAGCAACTTGTAAAGGAAATGCACGATAATGGCAGTCAAAGTTAATTTAATATCTGATAATACGCCAATTAGTATCAAGGTTGGAGATGCGGTTCCTGAACCACCTTCCATTACGCTTGAGCTTAATATACGTAAAAGTTTAAGTGGCGACTTGATGATTTTTGATCATGCTGATATTGATATTGTTTTATCATCTAAGAATAATAAAATTACTGCATTCCCTAAAGAAACAATGAATGACATGGTTTATGGTGCACAAAACAGATTGTTTTCATATTTGCGTAAAAAAGGTATTGTTGTATCGGAATCTGTGCAAGCTGGTTCTTTTTATGGCGCCATTGAAGGCTCCATGGAAACCCCATACAGTGATAAAATTAACGCAGCAAAAATGGCTTTATTAAATATTAGTAAATTTATTGAGGAAGAAAGACCATACTTTGAAAATATCGAAGCAGTTATTGCTGGTGTGGATGATCAACTAACACAGCCTGATAAGACTGATTCAACAGAATTAGGTGAAGTTCCACAAAAAACACAGCAGGGAACTCTCAGGCCGGGCTATGTTAGAGATCCTTACTCATATTCATACATGTATACAATTTAAAGAGGAAAAATGGAACTTTTATTTTTTGTGCTTTGCGCATATGGTTTGACACAGATTTTAGTATACAGTGACCTCCCGCTTTTAAAAAGATGGAGACCTGCAAAAGACGCAGCTGGTGGTTATGGAAAGCTATTTCATTGCCCAATGTGTATGGGATTTCATGTTGGCTGGTTTTTAATGCTGCTTTCTCCGTTTACTGAACTATTTAATTTTGACGTTTCTGCAGTCAATTTCTTTTTATTGGGTTGGCTATCATCAGGAACATCATATGTATTAAACATGATTTTCGGAGATAATGGAGTTAAACATGAACACAAACACGCAAATGAACAGTCCTGTCACTTGGACAAACAAGTGGATGCTTCAACCAGTTAGACGCTGCTGCAAAGGTTCTTAGCTATGGGTAAGAAATTACTCAGAGAATATTACGAACTTTGTGATGGTGGAGTATGCCAAGATTTACTCACTGAAGCTGAGAAAAAATTTGTAGCAGAAGGCGGCATGATTTTGTCTGGTCTTATGCAGATGTGTGAGACTGAAAACGGTAACGGCCGCGTTTACACCGAGAACGTTCTTAAAAGAGAAGTTCAGAAGTATTCAAAATTAGTTGAGACCGGCCGCGCGCTTGGAGAGCTTGATCACCCTGATAAGGTGGAAGTTTCTTTACAACATGTTGCCCACAAGGTTACAGCTATCTGGATGGAAGGCAAAAAGGTCATGGGCAAAATTCGAGTGCTTGATACTCCAGCAGGTAAGACTCTCCGTGCATTGGTAGAAGGTGGTTGCGCCATCGGCATATCTTCGCGTGGCACTGGCTCTGTGCAAGAACAAAACGGAAGATCAATTGTTCAAGAAGATTTTGAATTAGTTTGTTTTGATATTGTGTCTGAACCATCTACACCCGGTGCTTTCATGATGCGCGAGGCTAAAGATTTGCAAGAAAGCACTAAAAAAGAACGCATTCAAGAATTATTAAATGAGGTATTAAAAGATGGGCAATAAATTAATTATGGAGTCATGGCGTAAGTTTGTCAATGAAGAAGTTGAGGCTAACGAATATTTAACTGAACAAGAATTGGAAGAAATCTTTGGTAAAGCTGCTTGGGAAAAGATGGTTGATCGGTTTGCTGTTGAGGACGATGGCGCCGCCGATTTAGCAAGAAGGCTTGGTCTTAAAGATGTTGACACACGTGATGCGTCAGGTCAAAGATTAGATGTCGCACAAATTGAAGACAAAGTAAAGCAAGCACTGGCCGCAGCCCAACAATCAAAAGATCCGGAAGTTATTGATGCTGCCCAAAAATTAGCTGTCACTGCCGATCAAGCAGCACCAGAGTTGGATTTGGATGCTGATGCTGATTCTTCCGGCGAGTCTGCTCAAATGCCACCTGCCGCAGAACTTGGCTTA